AACCTCAAGGCTCTGCCCTCACTGCGAGCGACCACGCAGAGCGCTCAAGCGCATCGAGAGGGCCAAGCTCCCTGCTGTCGCAGGTCAGCACACCCTCGCCTCTTACGAGTGGGATAGCGAGGCTCAGAGGCAGCGCATCGGTGAGGTGCTCGATTGGATCGCCACGCCTCGCCACGCTCACACAGGCGAGCGCCCTGCTCTGCTCATGTATGGCACACCTGGCAACGGCAAGAGCTCCATGCTCCATATCCTCGCCAAACACGCCTGCTTTAAGGGCAAGCGCGCTCTGTTCCTCACCCATGAGGGTCTGTTCCTCGACATCAAGGCATCATGGAACAAGCCCGGTAAGATCAACCCTGTCGATGCAGAGACTCACTGCCTCAACGACATTGACCTGCTCTGCCTCGATGAGCTCGGTGGTATCGGTGGCTCTGGCGCTCAGTGGACTGATTGGTACAAGGATCAGACAAGAGAGCTCATCGGCTCTATCCATGACAGGTGGAGCGCGGGGGAGCTCGCTGTGGTCACCACCACCAACCTCAACCCAAAGGAGATCCTCGGTGGTCTCCTCGAGGGCAACAGGGCCCTCGCCTCCAGGGTGCGCTCAATGTTCGGCTCACCTGTCAAGATGGTCGGTCGTGATCGCAGACCTCAGCTTGATGATGGATGGGCTTGACAAGCGTGAGGTGAGCTTGTAAACTTCATGTTGGAACGCACGACTTTTTATAAGCTCGTTTAAAGAAGCCACCAAGGGTGCAACCTTGGTGGCTTTTTTTTTACCCTGTCTCTCAGCTCGATGATGGATGGTGCTGAGACAGCCACGCCTCGAGCGCGTAGATACTCGGCACCCTCTGAGCTGTAGGTGATGCCACCGATAATGACCTCTGCAATACCTGCGTGATGTATGAGGCGAGCGCAGCCGAGACAGGGCGGGGTGGTCACGACAAGCACACAGCCCGCCACGCTCACACCCTTATGCAGAGCGTTCATGAGCGCGTTCTGCTCAGCGTGGTGACAGCCCACCTCGGTGGAGGTGCCAGAGGCGATGGCGCGCTCTGACCTCGTGCAGACCTCACCACCACACAGCTCACCACAAGCTCCTCGAGGCGGGCCGTTGTAGCCTGCGCTCAGAGGGTTGTTGCGCTCGTCAACGATGAAGGCTCCCACCTTACCTCGAGGGCAGGGGCTCATCTCAGAGATTAGCTCAGCGTGACGCAGCCAATGGATGATCCAGCGCGCTTTCATCTAAAACCCCAACGCATGAAAAAACACCTTGATCACGATGAGCCAAAAAATCAGCAGGGCCAGAGGGTTTTGATTATCCAAGGCACACCTCCAACACGCGATCCATGCCCTCGATGCTCTCGACAAGCTCGCTGACTGCTTGGGCATATTCTCTGATTTCAAGCTGAGCGTGTTCATCGAGGCGCAGCTTGAGGAAGTGAATGAGCGCGTGGAGTGAACAAGACCAATAACACTCACTCATCACGCTCACCGGCAGGATGGCGCGAGCCTGCTCTTTGCACACACCCATTTGCAAGAGGAGCTCATAGGCGGTCGCGACTGTGTTGAGCGCGTCAGCGTAGATGTGATGAACGCCAAGCTGCACCTCGCGGGGAAGCTCTCCACCTGAGCCCTGCTTGACGCTCTCGCTCGCCTCACGCCACGCTCTAGGCTTCCAATAGTCTTGACCAAGCTCAACGTAACGCCCGCTGATCTCGTTCCAACTGCATCCCACCTGGTGCTTCATCCATTGGCGCAGCACAAAGATGGGAGCCTTGATGTGGAACTGAAGCTGAACATGGCGAAAGGGTGAGGTGTGGTGGTGATCCCACAGGTACTTGACGAGCGCCCAATCTCGCTCCTCCATCTTCTCAGCTCGCTTACCCATCGAGACTCGCGCAGCGTTGACTACGCTCAAGGGTGAGCCCATCACGTCAACGAGCGCGACAGAGCCAGAGCCAACTTTTATTTGATTGGTTGTCATAGGTTTAGACCTTTGCGGTGTTATGTCTGTGTGTGCATGGGCGAGCGCTGAGGATGACCCTTGGCGCTCGCCTTCTCTTTAACACGCAACATGGAGCAAGCTATGGACAATCTGAATAATGCCTTTGATGGACATACCATTGATAGAGAGTATGTATTCTTAGCGATGGAGTATGTGCGACAGAATAAGCTAAATCAAGCTAAGCAGCTTTTCATGCTTGCTGACTTCCAATGGGAGCTGATCGTACAGATTGTCTCGTGTGAGAGCAATATGCATGTGTTGTCTACAATCTCTAAACAAACAAAATCTGAAGAGATTAAGAAGAAAGCGGCCTCCTATATGAAGCTCTTTGAAAAGGCGCACATGCTTCTTCACAGTCCTTCGCTTGATCGCCCAATGGTTTTTTCAGAGAAGGAAGCAGAAGGCATATATCGATTGATTGAGAATATCAAAACGTTTGTTTTTAAAGGTATAGACGTAAAGCAGGTAGTTGATTTTATGTTCGAAAATATTACGGAGCAAGCATGAATCGCATCATTTTAATCGGCACCACAGGCAGAGACCCAGAGGCGCGGGGCGCTCAAAATAATATCATCAACTGCTCGCTCGCTGTGGATAGCTTCTCCAAAGGTGAGAAGGGCGTTGATTGGTTCAACCTCGTGCTCTTTGGTGCCACAGGTGAGAGCTTTATGAAGGCTGTGACCAAAGGCAAGCACATCGCTATCGAGGGTAAGATCAAGACTCGCACTTGGGAAAAGGATGGGCGCAAGATGCAAGACATTGATGTGGTGGTTGACAGCTGGCGCTTTGTCGGTGCAAAGGTACCTGACAACAGCACACCAATCAGCGGGCCATCCTCTTGGGGCGGTGGAGACAGCTCATGGCCTTGAGCGATCAGCTCCCCAAAGAGACTTGGGTCATCATTGATAGTGATGATGATTGGGAGGTGCTAGACAACCTCATTGATGGAGCAGATGACGATGAATATGATGACGACAGCTCAGACGAGCAAGACGACTGAGGACATGATCGCGAGAGCTTGCTATGCTAAGCGAGGTATGATCTCAAACATTGCACGCAGGTATGGCTTGAATGAAGATGCAGCAGATGACCTCATTCAAGAGGTCGTGATCTACATCATCTCCTATCATCGTCAATATGAGCTTGATCTATCTGCTCCTAACAAGTTCTACAGCTTGGTGCGTGGCTCAGCTATCCAGCGAGCGCTCAATGTTTGCAGAGGCAGACGAGTGCGATGCAACTATGAGTTTGAGATTGTTGAAGGTCTTGATGCTGTCTGCCCTGACGAGCTCCCTGATCAAGTGGTTGAGGCAGAAGATAGACTTGAGCGCGCTTTTAAAGCTGCAGGTGATGCTTGGCACTCACGACATATCAAGATGCTGTTAGACGGTCACAACTCTTGGCAGATTGGCAATATCTGCGGTCTTAGCACAAACACGTCATCCAGCAGGACTAAACGGATTAGGGTTAGATTAGAGAAAGAGTTTAAGGATGACTAAAAGCGACCTCAAAGGCTTAGCTGCGCGTGAGGCGGGAGATGCCTCAAATGTCACAAGCGCGCGCGCGACCCAAGGCCCTCATGCACCTCGCAACGCTGAGAAGCTCGACAAGGTTTATCACCTGCTCAGCGAGGGTCAAAGCGTAGAGGCTGCGTGTGTTGGAGCCAACGTCTGTAGGCGTACATTCTACAGATGGCTGAGTGACCATGAGGATATCAGAGACTTGGTGGAAGATGCCAAGGTGGCGGGTGAGGGTAAGATACTCGCTGAGATGAGAAGGCATATTGATGCCAAGCAAGATTGGAAGGGCTTGGCGTGGATCCTTGAGCGCAGATGGCCTGAGCGCTACAGCGCCAAGCGAGAGATCGAGGTCAGCACCAAGAAGGCTGATGGCATCCCTGAAGTCTTGGCGATGCTCGAGCAGACGCAGGGCATGATTGACGTTGAGCCTGATGAGGAGGAGGGCGATGAGTGAACAGCTCGTCAGCTTCCCTGCTCACCTGCTCGCTCATGGCATGATCTTTGTGGCCGAGCTGCGCGAGGGTCATGGGCGCGAGGTGTGGACTGTGCTTGACTTCGACAACAGGCGCAGGGCTGTGAGGATGCCCATGTGGTCTGTCGATATGGAGGGTGAGATGTTTGCCACGCTCCCCACCGAGGGAGAGGTCACGCTCATCGCCACCTTCGCCACCATCACAGAGCTCGCCTATGAGGTGGGAGCTCATCCCATAACACCCTGGCGGGAGATCGTCACACGCTACTTAAAAGCGAAAGCCCACCAAGCCGACACCCAAGCGACTTGATGGGCTTAACACCACAACGGAGACACCTATGACACAAGAAGCTCTGCAGATCAAGCGTCATTCAATCATGCCTCGATGGGATAAGAGCCAGATGGAAGCGGGCGCGGTGAGGATCCACGCTCGCTTTCAAGCGCTCATCACCTCGGTTATCGAGAGCGCTGATTGGGCTAACTATCGGCTGACCAAAGACCCGCTTGAGGTGGGCAGACCTGCGTGGCCCTCACCTGGCAAGTTCTGCGATCTAGTCATAGCAAGGCGCAGCGGTCACGTTGAGGGCGCGCTCGAGATCAAGACCCGCTCTGATGCTGTGGGGGTCAGCCCTATCGACAAGATGCACAGCACCCTCGACATGATGGGCACTGATCTCTACGAGCTTCAACGCGCAGCTCATCAAGCTGATGCTCTGTGGGTGGTGGCGCTCGGCATCTATCGTGTGCCCTTCCAAGCGATGGCGATCTCTTGGGATGCAGATTGGTCTGACATCGTGCTCGCGTGGGGGCGTGACGTGGGGCGCGACTCGCCTATGAGCATGATGAGGTGGAGCTCCTTTGCTTCACTCGACAATGCGATGTGTTATCACAAAGACCTCAAGAGCTTCTTCAGCGTGGCAAGCCTTCCTCGCAAGCTCCCCAACATCAGCTTCAACCCACCTGCTCCAGAGCCTCAGCAAGAGGTCAGTGCTGATGAGCTCCGCCAAGCTATCGATGAGAGCAACCTTGCCCCAAGCGCCAAGCTCGCCATCAAGGTGATCAGCGAGTGGGGTGATCATGTCGCGCCTGTTAAGACACGCTGCAGAGAGTACGTCACCGAGGAGATCAGCGAGAGCGCGCTCCAGCATCAGATCATCAGCTTGGTGGAGGCGGGCGTGTGCTTAGGCTATAAGAAGGGCTCACGCAGGCATAGGCTCCACCTCAACAGTAGGGCGCTGATGGATATGCTCAAGGAGGACTGATGAGCGATGAGAAGGAGAGACCATTCATTCTCAACGAGTTGCAGCGTGAGGTCATCGCGGGCATAAGGCGCAAAGATAAGGTCATCGCTGCGCGCTGTGGTTGGGGTAGTGGCAAGACCTCCTCGTTGATCTTCGGCATGTGGTTTTTGGCCAAAACTCGACCTGGCACCACCTCCTTGTTGATCACCGACACAACGCCACGTTACAACTCGGTGCTCATGCCTGAGATTGAAAAGTGGCTTGCGCCTCGAGGGTGGGTCTATAACCACACGCTCCACAAGTGGACTGACACCCACACAGGCTCAGCGGTGCTCTGTCGCTCATACTTCCGCCCGGGTACACGCGATGCTTCACACAATCCTCTCGAGGGCATCAACGTGACAAGTGGCGTGGCGCTCGTTGACGAGTGTCAGACGCTAGGGCCAGAGGTAGCGCATAAGGCGCTCGGTCGTCTGCGCTCAGGGCCCTCGCCCACCTTGATCTTGGTTGGGCTGCCTGTCGCTGATGCTTGGTGGTGTCGCATGGCTGAGGAGGCTCAGTGTCACCCTCTGCTCTTTAGCTCATACGTCAATGAGGACAACCTCAGCGAGGCTTGGTTTGAAGCGACCAACCTGCTCCCTGATGATGAGCGCGAGGCGATGGTGATGAACAAGCCCAAGCCACCAAGCGGGCTCGTTTATCAAGAGTTTGATGTTGAGCGCCACGTCATCAGTGACTTCAAGTATCGCCCTGAGATGACAGGGCGCATCACAATAGATTGGGGCTTCCGTAAGCCCTCGGTGATGATCATCGTCTATGATGAGGAGCGCGAGGCGAGCATCATAGTCTATGAGCTCAACCCTCAAGAGGTGACCATCGCGCAGCTCTCTGAGATGATCCTGCGCGTGGCATGGCCTCGAGCTCATAAGGACTCAGCGCCAGGTGCTCGAATATGGATAGACACAGGCGTGGCTGACAAGGCGGGCAAGGCGCGCTCAGACCAAACAGGGCGCTCAGCGTTCCGAGAGATCGCCAAGCCTATCGGTAGTGGTGGCATTGGTCTGCCTCTGCGCTTCACGACTGACCCTGTGCGCACCGACATTCTCAATGGTGTGCAGCGCCTCAAGCGCGCCTTTGCTCGCAATCGCTACCTCATCACCGAGGAGGTCTGGCGCAAGGGTGAGCGCGCCACAGGCAACTCCATCCGCAAAGCTCTGCTCAGCTATGGGTGGGATAACAAAGAGCAACCCAAGAAGGATGGGCGAGAGGATCCTCTTGATGCTCTGCGCTATGACTGCATCTTCCATTATTGGGCTGATGAGGTGAACAAGGAGGGATATACTCCAAGAGCGAGACCCAATCGCAACAGGCGAGCGGGCATCTCGACCAACCCAAGGAGCTTCTGATGGCAGACCCAACAGCTATCCCACCAACCCTCATAGAGAAGGCGCTCGACCCTAACAACCTTGTGGCAGTGGTCACCATTGGCGCGCTGTGGCTCGCTTACAAGTGGGGCTCTCGTAGATTCGACCTCGAGGTTGAGGAGCAGCGCGACATTATCAAACGCATCGATGAGCTAGAGAGGCGCATCGACAAGCTAGAGGCAAAGATCGAGGTCTTACATGAGCATTAAACAACCCGCAGCCTATCCTTGCCTTGATCGCATCGACCACAGTGTTGATGAGCCTCATGAGCCACGCGAGGCAGTTGACCATCCCAACCATTATCACCCTGGCTCTGGCGTTGAGGTGATTGATGCGATTGAGGCGTGGGCGCTCGGCTTCAACCTCGGCAACGTGGTTAAGTATGTGGCGAGGGCTGACCACAAGGGCAAGCGCTCTGAGGACTTGCAAAAAGCACTGTGGTATCTGATGCGCGAGATATCTGCACACAACAATGGCGATGACGCGTGTTAATAGTATGCCCCGCGCTGACTCTGTCCTTTGTGAGTTGTCGGTCGGTCTCAGCGCGGGGTGTCTCTCTTGGTGCCAGCGCTGTCGATCAATCGTGAGCTCATCAGAGCCTCACTACTTCAGAGCCACCAAGACGCTCTGCGTGGAATATGATGGCCCTGTTGATAGTAGCTCCTTGATCGCACAGGGAGCTTGGCCTGATACTATGCTTGACAATGCTCAAGAATATGCTGACACTAAGCCTGATTGATGGAGATAGCTGACGATTGATGGAGGGTTAGACCCTTATCTCTCGAGGCTACATGAGAAAGCTCGACTACCAAGCAGAGCAAGATGAAGCGCCACGCCATATGCGAGCGCTTCACCCTCGTTTCTCTACGCGAGGCATAAGCGGTACACAGCTCAGCGGTGGTGTGATCTCTGGCTATGAGCGCAACCCACAGCTGACCGGGGTGAATTGGGTCACTGAGGCAGAGGATATGTTACGGACTGACCCGGTGGTCAGGCGCTCGTGGCATATGCTGCGCCAAACGCTCCTCAGCGCTACATGGCGTTGGGAGAGCGCAGATGAGCAAGACCCTCTCTGTAACGAGCTCGCAAGGTTCGCGAATGAGGCTTGGGGTCTCGATGGGTATGCAGGGCAGATGACCATGAGCTGGGAGGATCAGCTCAGCTATCTGCTTGAGTTCGTGCCTTTGGGTTATCGGTATGCCGAGGAGGTTTACCGAGTAGGGCCAGACGAGAATGGCAAGGTGCGCGTGTGGCTTTGTCACTACGCAGACCGAGAGCCTTCAGCACACATGAGGTGGTTGTCACGCGATAACCAACACCTAGATGGTGTGCTTCAAAACACTGTTGGTGTGGGTAAGACTGCTGAGCCTATCCCCGCCAACAAGCTCCTGCTCCTCACGCTCAATCGCACAGGCTCCAACTTTGAGGGCTCTGGTATGCTGCGCCCTGTGTGGTGGTGGTGGCGTACCAAGCAGCGCATCGCCAACATGATGTGCGTGGGCGCTGATCGTTGGGCTATCCCTGCGCCTCGCATCAAGGTGGATCGCTCGGTGGCAGAGCAACAAGGGCTCACCGACAGCGACATCAACGCGATGATCGATGAGGCAGAGGCACAGGCTCAAGCCTTCCTCAGCGCAGAGCAAGCGTATCTCATCGACACGCCAGCTGTGAGCTTTGATGTATATGCCCAAGCTCCCAACCTATATGCTCAAGGCCCTCTTGATATTATCAAAGAGTGTGACAATCAGATAAGCCAAGCCTTCCTCGCGCAGTTTGCCAACCTCGGCATCAGCGATACAGGGGCTAGGTCTGTTGGTGAGATTCACCTCAGCGTGTTTAGGCGCGCTGCTATCAACCTCTGTGACATTGTGGCTGGCGCTGTCAGTGGTGTTGATCGCAGAGGCGCGGGCACTATCGGCAGACTTATCAGGTGGAACTTTGGGAGTGTTGATCCAAGCAAGCTCCCTCGCCTTAGTCATACAGGGCTCGACACTGACGAGCTCGCTGAGAGCCTCGGTGTTATTCCTGAGCTTGTGCTCGCTGGCTTGGTCACTCCTGACAATGAGCTTGAGCGCATGATCAGAGAGAAGCTTGGCGCGGGTGACTTACCAGAGGAGGCGATGCGCTCATCTGTTGATCGCCTCATGGGTGTCAAGGGTTATGACGACAGACGTGACCTCTCACCAACTGCCAAGCTCGCAGAATCAATCATCTTGAGGCGCAAGCATGAGAACGCTTAAGCGCAAGATGAAAGAGGTCGCTTTGGCGATCCCTGACAAGTACAGCCACATCGACTTCAAGCCACCTGAAGGCGCTCGCAAGGCAGCTGAGCGAGCGTTGAGGCGCAGGGCAGAGAAGCCTCAGTCTCAGCGTGGCATGACTGCTGTGGGTATCGCTCGAGCGCGTGACCTCATCGCAGGCAAGCGCCTATCGCCAGAGACAGTCAAGAGGATGCTCGCTTACTTCACCCGCCATGAGGTGGATAAGCAGGGCTCTACTTGGGATGACTACGGCAAGGGTCGTCAAGCTTGGGATGGTTGGGGTGGTGACGCTGGCTTTGCTTGGGCGCGAAAGGTTGTTAAGCAGATGAACGCAGCCGACAATAAGACAACATCTTTGAGGGCTTATGGCGAGGCTATGCAAGTCTCACCTCAAGCCACCTATGACGTGCCTGATGGCCTCACTCTCGGCAAGGCTTTCAAGACCTTGGCGCTTGGGCAGGTCAGCTCTCGCATGAGTGGCGAGGCGATTGGCGCAGAGATTGACAGGGAGCTTCTTGAGGAGATGGTGCGCGTCTATCAAGACAGGCGTGACGCTGACCCTGTGATCATTGATTGGCAACACGCTACATCACCCTTCGGTGGTGGCACACCTGCTCCACCTGAGAGCGGGTCAGCCCTCGGCATGATCGTTGACCTAGAGCTTCGTGAGGATGGCCTCTACGCAGTGCCAGCCTATAACGAGCGCGGGCTCAAGGTGGTCAAGGATGCAGGTGGTGTCCTGTGGTCAAGCCCTGAATATCTCCAAGGCGAGATCTTCACACGCGATGGCGGGGAGAAGGTGGGCGATGCTCAGCTCCTCGCAATCACCCTTACCCCACGCCCTGCTCAGTCTCATCACAAGATTGATAGGGTCACACTTAGCGAAAAGGAGCTAATCATGGATGATATGTCCGTTGATGACCTCAAGTCTGCGCTCGCTGCTAAAGACGCTATGGTCAAAGAGCTTGAGCAGAAGATCAAAGATATGATGGAGGACTCAGAGGCTTCCATGGCTGGCGAGATGTCAGCTGAGGAGATGGCTGAGGAGCCCAAGAAGGATGAGGAGCCCGAGTCTGAGAAGATGGGCTACAAGTCTGAGGATGAGCTCAAGAAGAACAAGCTCAGCGAGGATCCTTCTGAGGAGCCCACCGATGAGCCCAAAGAGGTGTCTCCTCCTGCTGTGCAAGCCATGAGCGAGGCTACTCTCCTCAGCGAGATCAACAAGCTCCGCGCTGTGAATACTCAGCTCAGCGAGCGCCTTGGCAAGATCGAGGCTGAGAAGCTCGCAGTCGAGAGGCGTGAGGCTGTTAGCGCGCTTCTGCGTGAGGGCAAGGTCGCACCTGCTGAGCAACCTGCTGTTGAGGCAGCGTGGGATCAGCGCACTTCACAGCCTGTCTTTTGGTCAATGTTCAGCGAGCGCCCTGCAGGGTTCGCTGTGCCTCTCAATGAGGTTGGTCATGGCGCATCAGGCGAGGAGCTCACCAAGGCCAAGCTCGTTGATCGCGTCAAGGCTCTCGCCTCTGATAAGTCCATCTCCTTTGAGGCTGCGCTCAATCTCTTCCGAGAGCAGCACCCCCAAGACTATCTCTCAGCGTTCGGAGGTTAATCCATGAATACGCAGAACATTGTTAAATCCTTTGTCGCAGCGGGTGCCATCACCGAGTTCGCTGTGGTCGCTCTCACTACTGCTGGCAAGGTCGCTGTGGCTACCGATGCCACCTCTGATCTCGTTGTCGGTATTGCTCAGCGTGGTTGCGCTGCGGGTGACGCTGTTGAGGTGCTCGTGCATGGCACCTCTCGCGCTATCGCAGGTGGCACCATCGCTCTCACCGATACTCCTCGCCTCGCTGTGACCACGGCAGGCGCTGTTGTGGCTGGCGATACAAGCGGTGACTACCCCATCGCTCGCTTCCTCCCCAACGTCAATCAGATCGGTGCATCTGCCAACGAGCAGATCTTGGTCTTCTTCCACGGCCCCATCTTGCCCAACGCCTAATAGGAGGTGATCCATGGCTAGTTCATACAGCAATCTGCATCCCGTTGATGAGATCCTCAGCAGTTTAGTCGTTGAGGCGGTTCCTAGTGATAGTCAGCTCATCGCTGACAGCCTCTTTGAGACCGTTAAGACTCCTGAGCGCTCAGGCACCTTGCTCCTCGAGGAGACCCGCAACTTTATGGGCGCAGGCTCAGGTCTCGACCTTGAGCGCGCACCCGGTGCAGCTCGCGCCAACATCGGTGGCTTTGATCGCTCAAGCACCACCTTCAAGAGCTTGATCTACTCTGCTCAGGACAGCATCGCGATGGAGGATATCCTCGACTCGCAGTATCCTGGCTCAGAGGAGGCTCGCATCGCTAAGAAGGTCGCTCGCGTCATGAAGCTCGCCAAGGAGAAGCGCGCTGCTGATCTTCTCTTTACAGGTAGCAACTTCAACACCGAGACCTCTACCAATCAGTTCGGTGGCAAGTTCAACGCTGCGGGCGCTGAGCCTCTCACCTACCTCCATGAGCTCAAGGATGTGCTGTTCGCTAACGCGCATGGCATCAACCCTGACAGCCTCGTGATTGGTCGTGACCTGTTCCGCACTATGGCTCGCAACCCTGAGGTGCGTGGCTTTGTCGGTTCAGCTTCAGCGGGCATCGCCTCTGGCAACATGATCCTCTCTGATGAGGCTGTGAAGGCTGTGCTTCGTGACGTGCTCGGCATCCCCAACATCATGGTGGGTGAGGCTCGTCAAGACACTGCTGTGCCTGGCGCGTCTAGCTCTGAGGGCTACATCTGGACTGCTGACACGCTCTTCATGGGTATCCTTCATGGCGCTGACGCTATCGTGCAGAAGAGCGGTGGCGTGAAGGCCATGCCTGTCGCTGCTATGAACTTCGAGTTCGGTGGCATGGTGGCAGGTCAGTACGACAGCCTCGACCGCACCCGCCGTTATGTCTATGCCGAGGAGAGCCACCTCTTTAAGGTCATCGACAGTTCTCTCGGCTTCGTGCTCACCGACTGCCTCTAAGATAGATGATCTGCTCTTGTGGACGGACTCACGCGACCCTGCTAGCTGAGAAGATCGATGCCGATAAAAAGGCAATCGAGGAGCTCAGAGCGCAGGCGCGCACCCAAACAGGAGCCATCAAAGACCTCACTGAGGCGAAGATCAGAGAGTTAGAAGCAGAGCTGGCAGCTGAGACTGCCATGAAGAAGGCGCTCAGGAAAGCCAAGCGCGAGATCGTAGCCAACCTCAAGGCAGGTCTCTCGCTCGCCTCTCCTGAGTTCTTCTTCCAACTGACACGCGATCAGCTCCTTGAGTTCGTTCTGCGTGGTGGGCTTGGGCTCGCTGTTGATGAGTTCATGACTCAGCAAGGCGAGATCACCAAGACAATCATCGAGACCATCCTAGAGACTTATGATGGACTCACTCCAGAGATGATCAGCGCAGCGCAGATCGATGCCTTACAGGTCAACGCTGCTGATGCTGTGTTCCAAGACGTGATCATCCCTGACACTCTCAAGAGTGTTCGTGAGGCGCTCAACGCAATCTCCGTTGACGTGCCTATCAATCAAGCTATGACTGCGCTATCTGCTCGACTTGAGCAGAGCGAGGGCAGACAGCTCACCGAGGTCAGAACAAAGCTCTCTCAACATGGGCGCGCTGTGACTGCTCAGCTTGCTGATGATGCGGGGCTCGACCTCTATCTCTACACAGGGCCACGCGATGGAATAACGCGAGGCTTCTGTCGAGCGCTCATCGATCTCGTTGTTGATGAGAAGCAGATGAGGCGCTTGAACAATGGGCAGGGTTTACCTGTCAAAACAAGCGGTGGCGGGTATAACTGCCGACACTCATGGAGCCCTGTGACTGAGGGCTTTGTGGCAGCCGCGAACTTGAAGCGAGCGACAGCTCAAGACATATCCAAAGCCAACGCAGGAGCATGAGCATGATCAAGCTAGTGACAGGACAAAGCCACCTCTTTGAGTGGATCGCTCCAGCTCCCTTGACCTCAGCGCCCACCTTCAAGGTGTATCGCAACGGCACAGCATCAAGCCTCACCATGACGCAGACGAGAGCCAACGCCTCGGTGAGCTCCATCTCTAACGATAGGCGCACCTTGACTGTGGATGCTCAAGCCACCGGGCTCCAAGCTGATCAGAGCAAGGCTTACCTCATCACCAATGGTGACATGATCTATCCTGTGAGCGTGGCGCGCATGGTCGATAATACAGCGGTGCTCGCTGACCCTCTGCCTAGAGAGGTTGATACATCGAGCGCAGCCTCTTTGGTCTTCGCCATGTACTATGCCTCAGTGCCAACAGCCGTGACTGATGAGGCGGGCTATTATCCTTGGCAAGTAGAGTACGTGATCGACTTAGGGCAGGGTGTAGCGCGCAAGGTCGAGAAGGGTCTGCTCAAGGTCACGCCTCGACCCTTCGATACCTCGCTTGATCATGATGGCCTGGTCGATATGTTCCCTCAGCTCGCTGACATGGTGCCACGCAGACAGACGAGCTATGCGCCACAAGTCAACGCTGCGCTCGAGGAGATCGCTCTGCATATCAGAGATCATCTGCGCGATGAGGAGCTCACCGAGGATGAGGTGTTCAACGCTCAGAGCTTCCGTAACGCTCACGCCTACTGCACAGCAGCGCGTGTCTATGAGATGGCAGGTCAGCTCGACACAGCCAACGCGATGAGGGAGCGCTGTGATGAGCTCATGCAGATCGCGCTGAGGTCTGTGGCGATTGATCGCGATGGTGACAACATCGTTGATGAGGGCGAGATCAACCAAGCCAAGACAGGCGGGAGCGCTAGAGACTTGCGAGCCTCTTGGCGCACCTACACCAAGACTGCTTATGACAGCACCTTCACGCCAGCGCGGGCGATGAGGCACTAAGCCATGCCTGCAACAGTAAGGCTCAACCTGCCTAACTCGCTGTGGACTGCGAAGGATAGCGCGCGCCTCGCTGCCAATACTGTCGCAGCTATTAAGCTGAGGACAGGCAAGGGACTTGACGCTAATGGCCAACCCTTCAAGGCATACTCAACACGCCCCATTTATGTGGCCTTTAGAGGCGCTCGCCTCAAGCCTAAAGGTGGGCGCTTGTCACGCACAGGGCGCAGCATCTTTTACGCAGGTGGTTATCAGCAATACAAGCAGGACAGCAGAAGGCGTGGCGCGGGCTCGTCTGCGCTCGTTGACTTGGTGGCCTCTGGCATCATGCTCAACAACCTTGTGGTGCTTCACGCTGACGACAAGCGCTTTATCCTCGGCATGACACCTCATGTGAGGCACTACGCCTATGCAGTCAACGCTGAGCGCGAGTTCTTAGGGCTATCTGCTCAAGACGTGAATATGCTAGTCTCAGCCGTTGAACATGAGCTGATGCAGAAGCTCAAGAGGAGAGGTCAGCGATGAGCCAAGGTATCTCAGCAGCTCTCGACCACCTAGCAGGTCAGATCGAGGCGATCACGCCAAAGACTGACGTTTATCATGGCTTCGTGTCTATCGACATTGATGGGCGCACAAGCCCTCTTGAGGCTCACCAACACACCACGCGCTTCTTTGAGATGAGGCTTAACGGCTTCGCCATTGATGATGGCGCTGCAGGTCTCAGCGGGCGCAGACGAGCCAACGTGCTCTTGCGTGTTAAGTATGAGGTAGGCGAGCGCAGGTATATGGAGCGCATGGTGGCAGAGGATGCTAGCGCCCTCTTGCTCACCTTGAAGGGCCCAAGCTATGACCTCGCCAACACAGGCATCATCTCAGTTATCCCAGGTGAGCCATCGACAGAGCCCGCTCTTGATCCAACCACAGAGCAGGTCAGCATGATCTTAAACTTTCCCTTTGATCTACTTTACTTGGAGGCATTATGAGCGTCACTCATCGTTCCCTCAGTGTGGCTGTGGAGAGCGCCTTTGGCTCACTCAGCGCGTCAACAGGTCTGCCTGACAACAGTGGGCTCACCTATACCTCTATCCCATGCGAGCGTGACCCCATCGTGGTTTATGGTGACCCTGTGGTCAGCGAGCGCAATGATGCTCGCGATGGCTCCTATGGTCTGCCTCCTGAGCCTGACACTGTGTGGAGCTCTGGCGCTCGAGTGCAGAGGCGCACAGGTCAGATCAGCCTTCGCCTTGACCTCACCACGATTGGGAGTGAAGCCAACAACTATGACACCAACTATCTTGGTTATCTGCTTGGCGCAGGTCTCCTTACTGCTAAACACAGTGTCTCCCTTGATCCTGTCAGCAGTGTCTCTGATGTCAACACCTTCACACCCACCACCACATCCACCAATTATGCTGTGGGCGCTATTCTTGGCGCTGAGCTTAATGGTCGCGCAGAGTACAGCGCGGTAACTGACAATGATGTCAGCGGTGACGTAACTGTGAGCCCTGCCTTTAGCGCTGGCTTTACAGGCACACCCACCATGCGCCTCATGCAAACCTGGTTCCCTGGCTCACGCTCTGTACTTGGTGATCGCACTCACAGCCTCAGCTTCCGAGTGGATGGGGTCAACTTCCGTTCATTCGCTTATGGCTGTGTGCTTGAGAGCCTCGCTCTCAGCCTCGATAATGGGCGCGTGATGGCTGACCTCACTTATCAAGCTGCGCTGATCCAAGATGATCATGGCAACGCTGTCGGCCCTATCGAGCCCACCTACAACTCAGGAGCTCCTGCCTTCTTCCGAGGCTCTTATGTTGTGGTGTCTGACGCTGCGCCCACCTCGCTCACCAACGCCAGCACCGGTGACACCCTCGGTCGCGTGGCGCTCGATGTTGAGGACTTCAGCTTCACCATCACCAACACCCTCACGCCTTTGGGTCACAGCAACAGCTTGCTCGCCATGTCTGACATGGAGATTACCGATGTAGATGTTGAGCTGAGCCTCACCTTGAGCACAGCCAACAGCTCACTCAATAGCGACTTCTTCAATCGCCAGCTTCGTCAAGTCTTGGTAGGCATGGGCCCTATCGGTGATGGTCTTGGCGCTGCTGTGATGATCCCCGCAGCTTACCTCACCGGTGACGCTTCCAAGTATGAGGTTGGCGGTAATGACATCGTGCGCCAACAGCTCACCTATAAGGCTTCACGCTTCGGTGGTGACGTGAGCGAGAGCGGTGCTGGTAACAGCCCTGTTCGCATCGCGTTGGGGGTGTAAGAGATGGCGCTCTCATTCATGCCTTCGGCAGACATGACGATTGACGTGGTGGTCAGTGTTGACCCAAGCGTCAAGGCGAGCCCTGAGCAGTGGCGCGCCTATATGGAGACAGGTGACGTGACAGAGCTTGAGGCTTATGAGGGCGCTACTCTATTTACGCTCAAGGCTCTCTCGCCCTCTGAGCGTGAGCAAGCCGAGGTCAAGGCAGGAGCTTACACGCGCTCTGAGCTTGGCAGGATGCTTTGGGTTGAGGCTCCTGATGACCTCAAGGCTAAGGCGCGTTGGCACCATGAGCTCTCTGAGGATGAGCGCGAGGCGCTCGCCATGTATCAGCACTACCTCAATCAAGTCTTTGTGGAGATGGTGCGCGCCTCTCTCATCAAGATTGATGGTGAGCCTGCTGAGGGTCGCGTTGATGCAATCAAGCCAGAGTCTCATCGCCTCGCTGTGATCAGTGAGCTTGTGCAGCATATTCAACGCATCAGCCTCTTGGGCTTGCGGGGAAAATAGCGCTCGCCTCCTCTGTATGGTTGGGGAATAGTGGAGGCAGAGGTTGGAGCTGTGATCAGTGTAAGGCTAAGCCTTCGCTGAGGCGTTTGCGTGGCAACTGTGGCGGGCCCTTTCAGCAGGGCTTACCTATGGCTCAACGCGATGAGCTTGGGCTGTTTGTGCCTGGCTATCGAGTAGCGCCTAACAGCGGGGCCACCTTCTCTGACCTAGAGGTGAGGCACTGCCCCATCGCTGACGCTAACAGGCTCGCCTCTGTGATCAGCGCTTATTATCGCCAGCGTCAAGGCTTAGGCTCGATTGATGCTGTGTTTCCTAACCCTTCCTGTGCAATAGTGGAGGCGCTCGATGTGCTACACTCGAACACAGAAGATATGCTCGCTCGCAAGCAAGAGCAGATGATGCAGGAGGCTCGTAATGGCTGAGAATACCATTGAGATTGAGGTCGAGCTCGTTGGGCAAGATGAGACTCTAAAAGGTCTTGATAAGGTCAAGCAGGGAGCCGAGGGCATAGGCGAGAGTTTCAAGGGTGTGGGTGACCTTGTTGGCAAGACTAACGAGGAGCTAGGTGAAGGGCTTTCATCTGTCTCTGATGCTGTCGGTGAATCTATCGGTGCCTTTGAAGGCATGGCTGGAGCGATCAAAGATGTGGCTGTAGGAGGCGCGGGGATCTCAGCTCTCATCGGCCCAATCGGTGCATTGATTGGCGCTCTCGCGCTTGGCTATGAAGCCTTCATGAAGCTCAGCGGTCTTGAGGAGGAGCTCGCCAATCGCAAAGAAGCGATGGCAGCAGCTGCTGCTGATCTCGAGAGTAAGCTTGAGGCGCTCGCTGAGGGCGGGGTTGTGCTCGCTGGTAAAGAGCTTGAGAAGCTGATGAACAATGTGCTTGATAGCCAAGTGGCTAAAGAGCAACTTCAAAAGCGCATCGAGAAGCTCAATAAGGTTTACTTTAAAAACAGAGACTTGACTGCAGAGGTTGCTAAGCAACAGCAGCTTTATAACAAAGGCATTAAAGATTCTTCGGACGCTTTTCAGAGTGCTGTTGATGCAGCAAAGGCACAAGCTCGTGCTGAGAAAGCACTAAAAGAGACAACGAAGCAGCTCGCGGCTGAGATGGATAAGCTGCGACAGGTACAAGAGCAGGTGAGCCTTCAGCTTGCCGAGGCTGCCAAGCTTGAAAAGGCTGCCGAGGAGAACACTTACGATAACGTCAAAGCCAAGGCTCTTGAGTATGCTGAGCGCAAGAAGGCGCTCGACATCATGCAGGCTGAGATGGGCGTAAGAGATGAGGAGATAATCCAGCTTCAAAAGCTTCAGGCGGTGGTTGAGAGGCGCGCTGTTCAGCGCAAGATCGACCAAGCAGATGATGCAACAGACCTCAAGGCACTCAAAGAGATAAGGGATCAGCTCAAGCGCCAGGTAGAAGCGATTGAGGATGAGACCAAAGCCAAGCATGAATCTCATCAGATGGATGAGGTTATTCGTAAAAGCAGAGAGAAGCGCATCACTCAGATGAAGGCAGAGAGAGCTCAGCGCCTCGCTCAAGCTAAGGCTGAAGAAGCTCTAGCCAAGCAACGCCTTGCTCAAGAATCACAGCTTCGACAGCTTCAGATCCAATACACCCTCGAGGGCGATGCACAGCTCTTAGCGTTGGCGCGTGAGCGATATGACACCGGGCTGCAACTCGCCAAGGATGACGCGACCAAGCGCGCTATCGTGGAGACTCAATACAGGCTCGAGGTTCGCAAGATTCAAGAGGCAGAGCTTGACCGAGATGTGGCAGCGCTTGATGCTCGCCTCGCCAGAGAGAAGGAGGCAGCGCAGGCGCTCAGAGACTTCCGCTTTGAGACTGCCGAGTTTAACGCCTCGATGATCAGAGATGAGAGAGAGCGTGAGCTCGCTTTACTGCAGGTCAAGTATGACAAAGAGCTGGCGCTCGCTGAAGATAATCAGATGAAGCGCACCGAGCTTCAAAGGCGCTATGGCCTCGAGCGGGCAGGACTTGAGCAAAAGTCAGCAGCTAAGATGCAGGAGGTGGCTGAGAAGCTCATCGATGATTATGGCAAGGGCTTTGCCCAAGCGAGCGTGGGCGCGCTGATGTTCGGTGAGAACTTTGAGGAGAGCATCGCCGAGGTGACGACGTCTCTTGCGATGGAGGCGGGGATACAAGCTTTGATGGAGCTCGCCAAGGGAACAGCTGCGCTTTTGCTCAACCCTGTGGATGCTGCTGTTCACTTCAAGTCTGCTGCGCTCTTTGGCTCTGCTGCCTTGCTCGCCAAGGGCGCATCATCAGCTCTTGGTGGTGGTGGTGGTGGTGCAACAGGCACAGCCTCACCGAGTGGGTCAGCGCTGTCAGCTCCTGCGCCTCAACGCCAAAGCGCTGAGACTGAGAGCATGGTGTTTAACATCAACTTTGGTGGGGCTGTGATCTATGACACAAGGCGCGCAGCTGAGGAGGCTCTCGCTGATCGCGTGGCTACTGTGTTCAATCGACCAAGGCGAGGCGCTGTGCGCCCTGTGATGATGAGAGGTTAATATGCCGTTGAATCAACCTGCTCCCAACTTCGCGCTCTTGGGTGCCTTCGATGCTCGCCAATGGTCTGGCGCTGATGTCATTGAGTATGATGGCGAGACCATCACGCTCCCCACCTATGGTCTAGGTGAAGGTGTGTATGAGGATGCTCTGTTCTTCCTCAATGGTCGAGGTGTGGGGAGCTCCTCAATCTCTGGCGCTATCGGCTCGCTTGGCTCTGCGCTCCAAGATGCCTCTACCTTCGGCACCACATGGAGCCTTGAGCTGACTGAGGATGATCGCCTCAAGATCACTTCTGATGAAGACTTTATCATCTCGCCTATTGGCGCTGACCCTCTCGGCTTAGGCTCGCAGTCTGCCACCTTTGACCTCGGTGACTACAGCGTTGAGGGTGAGCTTGATTGGGCGCGTGGTGTCTATCGTGGCGAGCGCTACTTGATCAGCGATGGTCAGCTTCCACCGACCACGTTCACATGGCCCTCAACAGCAGATCAGCCTTGGGCTGCTCAAGATGTGGTGGTCGCTATGCGTGAGCGTGGCACAGTCGATGATGCTGACGCGCTCAACCCTACCGACTGCCTTGAGGCTGTGGTGAGGACAGGCGCGAGCAAAGAGGTGCGCTTTGTGCTCAATGATGAGGGTCACGTTGAGGTGTGGTATCTCGATGATGCGAGCTCCTTCACTTGGCTCAGCGACACCTTCCGCGCTCGCCTCGGCTTTAGTGGGCTCGAGGTGGGTGTGATCAACGGAGATGGCGCAGTCAACACAGTCACCCTCACAGCAGAGCACCCTTTACCTGGCGCGCTGTTCCCTTCTCGACCCTTCCAAGACCATCACCTTGTGGTCGAGGCGGTCACGCAGAGCAGGCGCTTAATCAGCGGGGCTTACACAAGCAACCATGTGGGGGTCTATCGGCAGAGCCAGCTCAGCTTTGACCTTGACGCTCTGCTTGATCAACGCGACCTATACAGGCACTTCACTGATCGCTTCGTGCCTTATGTTCCCAATGGTGAGCGCTGCACCTTCTATCAAGGTTGGGGTGACAGCAGGCGCGCTCTGACCTCGGCAGAGGTTGATGAGAATCAGCTCGCTTATGACCTGCTTTATACCTCAGAGGATAACGGAGATGTGGGGCGCATCAGAGCCACGCTCACAAGCGCCTCTTATGACCTGAGCTTTGGCGCGCTCAAGAGGCGTGTGCCTGTATCGATGAGGCTTGATCACCTATGAGCAACAGCTTTTCAACACCACCTCTGCTCGCTGATGAGACGACTGTTGTGGCGGGGCTCCCCATCGGTGAGGGCGCTGTCACTCGCATGAGCGAGACCATGAATTATCTCTGGCATTATGGCTCGACCACCAACGCGCTCAGCCAAGCTTGGGCAGAGGGTCAGTTTGTGCAGAAGGGCACCACGCTTGTTGAGATGGCTGAGTGGGTTCTGCCTGTTATCAGTAACGATCACTATGAGCTTGAGGTTATCGTTATCGCTAAGGGCTCAGGCACCATAAGGCTTGAGCTCGAGGGAGCGACCACAGCGCAGGTCACCGATGAGGTCAGCTCGACAGGTGCAGGGCCTCACCTTGTAAGACTGAGCTTGATCTTAGGCACACCTACTGACGAGTATCTAACCCTCACCATGAAGGTCGCTCACACGACTGATACGACCTCTCGCCACGAGATCCAAAGCATCATGGCGCGATGGGTGCCTCTGCTCTCGCCTGTGACAGCGGGGGCGCGCTATAGGCTCACTGACAAGTTTATTCCCTTCGGCATCAATCGCGTGGGGAACGACTACCCGCTCAGCTCAAGGTGGGGGGTCAACGCTCGCAACAACGTGGAGCTCCTACGCAAGCGCCCTGTGGTCTATCTCACATGGTCTGGTGTTCAGAACCTCGACAGCGCCCCAACAAGCATAGATGATCCTGCGCCTCCTAAATATCTCGGCATAGGTGACATTGATGTCTTGTCAGCGCCTATCCATATCCCCACCGAGGCTGTCTTAGGAGACACCTATGAGATCAACGTGGCGCTGCTGATTGACGATTTACCAGCAGGGTACTCAGTCTCTTACTTTGTGCTTGGCTCTGAGATTGAGGTCAGCGCTAACGGTTGGCACGTTGAGACTGTGCGCGTGTTGATTGACAGAGATGAGGCGATGTCAAGAGCGCTCAGCTTGAACATCTATCGAGTAGGCCCTGACAATGACCCTATCAACCTCTCTGTCCTCGCATCTTTAAACACTTATGCGAGCCCTAACTTGCCTAAAGTTAAAGCCCTCTGCGTTTGGGGAGTGTGATGACTACGCCTACCAACTTTCAAAGACTTCCATCTGAGAGCTCATTTTATAATGGGCAGATGGTTATGGGCGCTCAAGCCTCCTCGCTCGCTCTCGCGCTCAAGCAGCTGCAGGGGGTCAAGTATAGGGCTCTAGCCAACTATCATGTCAGCCGAACAACATGGCAGCTTCTTTATTGGGTGGGGCCTGTTTACACTGAGGCGCAGCTCAACACTGCTCATGGGCACTCATTGGAGAAGGGGCAAAGCGAAGATATAGACCTTCTCATTGGCACCATGCCCACCACAGAGTGGCTCGCCATTGAGCTTGTGTATGGCCCTACTAATCAAGAGGGCTATGTGCCACAGGTCACCATTGAGCTTTACACTCTCGGCACCACCACGCCTCTTGGCACCAAGATCGATGAGGGCATCAAGTTTCAAGCTCCTTATGATCTCGTCAGCGCCAGGCAAGGCTCAGGCACAGGAGTTCACAGGACTCACACAGGCGCTCAACCTTATGCCTTCCCTTCTGGTGGGCTGAGCACTTTCACTGAGCCTCGCCCTCTCTATGTGCCACAGGCTAACCGAGGTGAGGTGCTGCTCTTGTGCGTACAGGCTGAGAATTGTCGAGTGCTCGCAGTCAACGTGTTTGACATCTACAAGGAGGCATGATGAGCATCACAGATGATCGCGCTCAGCGCGTGTTCGTGCTCGAGGTGGCAGGACTCACCACGCGCTACACCTCACACCCTATCGACCCAAGCGCCTCCAACATGGATAGCGAGGTGGCTGATGGGATCAGCTACGTCAACCGAGCCTCAATCATTGACGTGGGCGCGTTCGCTGGCTCTATCGACCCAAGCGGGGGCATCGCTCAATACAGCTCCCTCAGCGTGACGTTGGCGAGTGACCGAGCGCGAGGAGATGAGCATGACCCTGCTGTTATCTTTGGGCGCTGCGGAGCTAGAGCCTCTGATGTGTTTCATGCTCAGCTCGTTGGCGATGTGCCCTATGAGGACGACACAGGTATTATCCGCATTGATGTGGATGCGAGAGGTCAGCTCACTTATCCACGCATCATGCACATGGGCGCTGAGAGCTTTAGAGTGTCTGCTCTCTCCCAGACAACAGGTCGCGTCTTCACATATACAGCTCGCGCTGTGGGGGGCTCACAGAGGCAAGATCATCGCCAATCTGATTGGGGCTCCAACGTGCCTGAGATCAGCTCAGCGATCACCACCTTTAGGGGTCGCAGGGCTCGCCTGTGGATAGGGCAGCAATATGCAGGAGGTGGGCTGAGTGACTTCGTTGAGGTCATGAATGGCTTCATCGAGAGCTCCCCAATCGTTGAGCAGGGTGGCGAGGTGACACTCAGCCTCTTACCTATCAGCGCGCTGATTGATACGACCATCGCAGATAAGGTGAGCAAGTCCACAAAGCTTGTCCAAGACTTCCATTATTTCAATGGCTTCCGAGCGTCTTGGCTTGAGTGGGCGCTGATGATCAAGGGTGGAGGTCCTGAGTATTGGATAGACCGATCAACGCTTGACCCGGTGGCAGGCACCTTCGAGTATTTCCGCACCCAAGCTCACCTGCTTGAGATGTATGACCCTGCCCTCAACGATGGCTATGACCTCGGCTTAGAGAAGGCTCACCCTCGCTACCCTCGACTGCAAGGGGATGAGGTGACTGTCTATCCGACCAACTCAGGAACACTCTATGGTACTTATGACACCACCAAGAGCTCATCTCTGTCAGCGACTGCTGAGCAAGAGTTCTATGGACTGAGGACTAACACAGAGCCAGAGGTTAAACAGATTAGGCTTGGTCTAGGTGAGGTGAAGCCTTGGCCCTCGGTGATCAGAACAGAGCTTGAGGCTAACGCTGCCACCAATGAGCAGGGTGGTGAGGGCGCTTGGGCTAATTGGACTTTGAGGCGTGACAGCGTTGTGGAGGTCACACCGACAGTCAACCCGCGAGGCGTTAAGCCTCAGCTTGTCTTGACCTCTGGCACCCTTCGCAGGGTTGAGATTGATGGCTCTACTTATGAGCCCAAGCGTTGGGCATACGACACCAACACCCAATGGCCTGTTGACCCTCTGAAGCGCTATCTTCGCTTGTGGTATCCCATCGATCTGCGCCCACCTGCTGAGAGGGTGCGCCCACCTGCTGAGCGTAGATCATATACTCGCGTCATTGATCTACCTGAAAACAGAGACGCTCTCTCTCGGTCGGTTGAAATTGGCGGGGTGGCGCGAGCGTTCTACCAGAGGCAAGAGCTGACGATCTTGGTGGAGGATGCGATTGGTCTGCCGACAGTCAGCACAGGCACTCTCTATGACATTCAAGTCAGATATACATCATCGAGTGGCGAGGCTCGCACTCAATGGCTCAAAGCGACACATCAAACCTCAGCGTCTTATGAGGGCTCGATTATTGGCTACATCATCCACCTCGCGCCAGGTCAAGATTGGTCTGAGGTAGAGAGCTTTGGTGATTGGGATGGCTTAGACGCTGAGCGCTGCGAGATATTTGGTGGCGCTCGCTTCAATCGTGAGAGCCCAAGCGATGTGCTTTTAAAGCTCCTTGAGAGTGGTGGGGGCTTTCAGAAGAACGGAGATTATGACCTTTACTCGGTGGGCTTAGGTATCAGCTCAGCCGACATCGATGAGCAGAGCTTCATGAGCTATGGCTCAGTCTCACCCTTCCTGTTCACAGGCGAGATTAGCGGTGAGGGTGTCAACATGAGAGATGTGCTCGAGGACATCCTCAAGCTGATGGGCTGCGCGCTCGTCATGGCGAGGAGCTCCACAGGTAAGAGCTTGCTCACGCTGCGCCCAATGGGTCTTGAGATTGCCTCTGATGTGAGCGCCACCATCGAGGCGGGCGATTGGCTCTCTGATCAGCCACCAACGTGGTCGATCTATGAGGACATTGTGACGCAGGTCAAAGCGCGTTGGAACTGGTCGATTGATGAGCAAAAGTTCATCACTGAGGCCACCTTCAACAACCAAGAGGCGATCAATCGTTATGGTGGCGAGAGCGCCAAGATTGAGCTTGATCTCTATGCGCTCACCTCGCGTGACCTCGGTGGCGCTGTGGGTGATGTAACAGGAGCCTTCTTACCTGTCATGGCTCGCTTATGGCGCTTGCTCTCCAACCCTATCAGAGCATGGCGCGGGGCTGTCGGCACAGGTAAGAGCATGACGCTTGACGTGGGCTCTTATGTCTCGGTCAGCTCACCTCTGCTCAAGGGCTATGGTGACGCTTATGGCGTGAGCGGTGAGGTTGGCATGGTACGCTCTATTCGCCAGGACCTTATGCGCGAGGGCGCAGAGCTGGAGCTCATCGCGCTAGGCGTAAAGCCTGTGAGGTGGAACGCATCAGCGAGGGTGGCCACCTACACCTCAAACTCTGTGGCGATCTATGGTGACGACTACACAGCAGACGCGACAGACGTGAGCTTCTTCAACGTGGGTGATGTGGTGGACTATCTGCCAGAGGGTGATGAGGATAACGCCATAACAGGGCTTGTCATCGAGAGCATCTTTGCAAATATCCTCTTTTTTACCTCTGCTCATGGTATCACCTCGGCAGGTGGCACCATCGAGCCAACCATTTACACAAGCGCGAGCGCATCACATAAGGCTGATGCTTATCTCGCTTCCAACACTTCCCCGCCTGTGCTAGGGTCTAGCACAGAGGCGCAGGAGTATGCATGAGCAAGACAAAAGCTGAGCTTCATGAAGACCTTAAGACTGCCCACCAAAAGGTTGACGCGCTCGACCATGAGGTGAGGCGTTTAAAGAGGTCTATCGGTCAGATGAGCCTCGACCTCCAAGCAGCGGTGGCAGGTCATCAGCCTCTTGAGCGCACAGTCTATCCGACTGAGCGAGCGCTCGAGGCGATCAAGCGCGCTGAGGTTGAATGGACGCGCAACGTCACAGAGCCAGAGTATAAGGGCGACTATCAGCGCATCAGTGCTTACATCAAGAGCCAAGATGGTCTTGGTTGGACTTGGGAGAGTGACTACATCAAGAATGGTCAATTCTCTTGGTGTGGTGCGTTCGTGGCGTTTGCCTATGGTCGAGCTCTCCACGCTGCGCTTCGCAAGAAGGTGCTCCCTTCATGCTATCGGCTTTGGGATCAATGGGGGCGCTCTGCTCGCCTGCGCGATGGGGAGAAGCCTCAGCCCGGTGACATCGTTGTGGTTTACACAGACGAGACCCATAAGCCCATCCAAGGCAATCACATCACCCTCTGCGTAGGTGAGCCCAACGAGCTTGGCTTATTCCCTACCATCGAGGGTAACGCTCATGGCATGGGCCCTGAGGGTCGCATTGAGGGCGTTATCAAGCGTGAGCGCGATGTGGACTGCATCGCCCATATCTATCGACTTTTACCCGAGGACTTTGAGGAGCGCTGATATGTCAGGCTTAAACATTACCAACCCAATCAAGGCGGGCTCCTTTAGGGCCATGTGTGATCTCAGCTTAGGGACTGCCGATTGGCAAGACCTCTCCAGCGCTGACTTTAAAGACTCAGCGACCGGTGAGGCTCTAGCCTCTGGCTATAAGTTCGCTTGGATCGGTGTGGTCAATCTCAGCCTCGATGGGGTGGCCTACGTCAAGTATCGCGCGCGCGTGGCAGCAGACGACACGACAGACAACGAGCTTCCCATCTTGCCTTACTCGCTCCACAGCGATGACATTGGCACCCTCACAGCAGAGGTCACCACGATCAGCGTGAAGAAGCCTGCTGATCTTGATAGTCTCTACGTTATCGCTGGCTTTGACTTTTAAGGGGCGCGCTCATGGCTATCACGATTAGAACAGCTTCAGTCTTAGGCGGTGGTGCATCTGTACCTGACGCGACCACAACCACCAAAGGCAAGGTGCGCCTCGCCACCATCGCTGAGGCAGCGGGCTCGAGCGAAGCCATCGCAGTCACTCCCGCAGGTCTGCAGGCTGAGATTGGTGGCATCACAGGCGGGCTGACATACAAAGGGCTGTGGGATGCAGTCAATGCAGTGCCTGACCTCAGCAACGCGCTTCAAGGTGACTTCTATAAGATCAGCGCTGCGGGCTCTCGCTATGGTCAAGATTGGGAGATCAATGACCACCTCATCATCAATGATGATATGGGTGGCACGATTGACAACGCCAAGATCGACAAGATCGACAATACAGAGCAGGTCGCAGAGCTCAACGATCTGACTGATGTGACCATTACCTCACAAGCCTCTGGCGAGGTTCTCAAGTATGATGGGAGCGCGTGGATCAACGCTGCGCTCACCACAAGCGATGTGTCAGGTGTTGCGACTGATGCAGACCTCACCACGCTTGAGGGGCGCGTGACTACCAACGAGGGTGACATTAGCGCGCTCGATGGTCGCGTCACCACCAATGAGGGTGACATCAGCTCCGCTCAAACAGAGATCAACGCAATCGAGACAGGCGCAGGGCTCAACAGCAACGGCACCTATACGCCAGATGCAGGTGCTGACTACATCAGCGCAGCGTCTAGCCTTAAGAACGCTGACAGCCTCCTTGATGATCAGATTAAGATCAACGCTGACGCGATCAGCGCAGCGCAGACAGAGATCAACGCGATTGAGACAGGCGCAGGGCTCAACTCAAACGGCACCTATACGCCAGACGCGACAGCCGACTACATCAGCGCAGCGTCTAGCCTCAAGAACGCTGACAGCCTCCTTGATGATAAGCTCAAGGAAACTCGCGATCTTGTTGATAACTTAGGCACTTCAAGCGTCAGCTCAGTCAACAGCATCTCACCTGTAGCGGGCGATGTGACTGTTGGTGGTGGTGATATCGACAGCGCTCACACAGCGACCAACTACACAGCCACCTCAGCAGACCTTGATGGTCACCTCGCAGGTGTTGACACTGCGCTTGGGCTCAAGGCCAACAGCGCGAGCCTCGCGACTGTTGCGACCTCTGGCGCTTATGCTGACCTCAGTGGCTCACCTGCTCTCGCGACTGTCGCCACCTCAGGTCTTTATACTGACCTCTCAAGCCTCCCAACGCTTGGCACAGCAGCAGCTCTCGATGTCGGCACAAGCGCCAACAACGTGGTGCAGCTCAACGGCTCAGCGCAGCTCCCTGCTGTTGATGGCTCACAGCTCACTGGTATCGTGGCAGACGTGAGCACAGCCTCTGTGGGTGACCTCTCAGACGTGACCATCACCTCAGCGAGCGCCAACGAGCTCCTCAAGTTCAATGGCAGCGCATGGGTCAATGCTTCGGTCGCTTATTCTGAGGTGACAGGCACACCTAGCCTCGCGACTGTTGCGACCTCTGGCTCTTATGCTGACCTCTCCAACACGCCTACACTCGGCACAGCGTCAGCCCAAGATGTCGGTACAGCGACCGGTGACGTGGTTCAGCTCGTTGACGTTGGTGGCTCGCCTGGCTTGCCTGTTGTCGATGGCTCACAGCTCACAGGCATCACGGCAGATGTGAGCACAGCATCTGTGGGTGACCTCTCAGACGTGACCATCACGAGCGCCTCGAGCGCGCAGGTGCTCAAGTACAACGGCACAGCATGGGTCAACAGCTCGGTGGCCTATGCCGAGGTGACAGGCACTCCTAGCCTCGCGACTGTTGCAACCACAGGCGATTATGCTGACCTCAGCAATACTCCATCTCTTGCGACAGTAGCAACCACAGGTGCTTACTCTGACTTGAGCGGAGCGCCAACCCTCGGCACAGCTTCAGCGCTCGATGTCGGCACCTCAGCCAACAACGTGGTGCAGCTCAACGGCTCTGCTCAGCTCCCCGCTGTTGATGGGTCTCTGCTAACAGGCATCACAGCAGACGTGAGCTCTGCCTCTGTGGGTGATCTCTCAGACGTGACCATCACCTCTGCGACTACCAACCAAGTGCTCAAGTACAACGGCACAGCATGGGTCAATACTTCGGTCGCTGCTTCTGAGGTCACAGGTCTCGCCACAGTAGCGACCACAGGCGCAGCGTCAGACCTCACAGGTCTCGCCACAGTAGCGACCACAGGCGCAGCGTCAGACCTCACCGGGCTCGCGACTGTTGCGACCTCTGGCTCTTATGCTGACCTCAGCAACACGCCAACCCTCGGCACAGCAGCAGCTCTCGATGTCGGCACCTCAGCCAACAACGTGGTGCAGCTCAACGGCTCTGCTCAGCTCCCTGCTGTTGATGGGTCAAACCTCACAGGCATCACAGCAGATGTGAGCACAGCATCAATCGGTGATCTGTCTGATGTGTCACTTGTGAGCGCTGCTGATGGTGATGCGCTTGTCTATGATGGAACCAACTGGCGGGATCTTGCGCTCGCGACTGTTGCGACCACAGGCGACTATGATGATCTCGTCAACGCGCCAAGCTCAATGATTGGAACGGCAGAGTTCATCACTGATGCCAACGCGCTCAACCTTGTGGCGGGCAAGCACTACATCATCGGCACGGCTAACGCGACCACCAAGACCATGACCCTGCCTGATGTGAGCTCAGCGGGTGAGTATATTCGCGTGACCAATTGGGGTGATGGCGAGCTTGTCATCCAAGTGGATCAAGTTAGATCCTCAGCTTATCTGCTCGTTGGAAATAGCGTCGTGCAGAATGGGCAGGTCACCATCGAGAGCAGAGCGACTGTTGACCTCTTTGGCTTTGATTATGTGGCAGGTGGTTATGAGCCCGCTTGGGGTGTTTACTTCTCAAGCTCCATCGAAACCAACACGCGCAGCTTTAACACCACAGGTCAGCTACCGGTTTATGACGCGATCAACAAGGAGTTTAGCGCAGGCGATGCAGGTGACCTCACGCTGAGCTACACTCCCACCAACTACACCTCAGCAGGTAACGGCATCGCTGACCACCTCGGTGGCATTGACACAGAGCTTGGGCTCAAAGCTGATCGCAAGACTTATGAAAGCAAGGCCATAAGCTTTACAGCTTCAAAAGATTATCATTATTCAATCGACACATCCTCTGGCTTAGTTACTGTCACGCTGCCCTCTGTGAGCACTGTGACAGCAGGATCAGAGGTCACTTTTAAGCTCAAAGACTCAACCAATGGCGCAACCTTAACGCCAAATGGCTCTGATACGATTGATGGTCTTTCAAGTTATTCGATGAGCAACCCTAAAGAATCAATCACTCTTGTCAGTGATGGCTCAACAGATTGGGAGATTGTCTAATGTCACATAATAACTTAAAGATTGGGTCAGCCTTACCTGACGCTTCAAGCTCAATAGCAGTCAATATCGAAGATTTAAACGATGTTAGCGTGACCTCTCCATCTGAAAACCAGGTGCTTCGTTATCTTAATGGCACATGGTCAAATACTAATCTTCCTTTTGAAAGCATCTTTATCGGTGAGGGAGCTTCTCAAGACTATTCTACATCAAGCGCAAGCTCGACATCATCAGGGGCAGTTGTAGAGTTTTATGACAGCTCGTTAATCAACACCATTACAGACGCTTCAGTAACTCAAACATCAGATTGGGTTCAATCTATAACTCTTGGCGTTGGTGAATATGTTGTCAGTGCAGTCATTGGTTTAACTTTTAGCTCATCTTCCGGACAGGCTTTGTTTAGAATATACCAAGATGCATCAGCTGTTGGGTCTCAAGGCATTGTGGGATATGATAGCCAAGATGTTGGATCAAGGGCTGAAGCACGGATCAGCATAACATCAGGAACAGCCACAATCTCTGTGAAGCTGACAAGCTCAACAAGCGCCAACTCTGTCGCTTCACAGGGCAATCGTCATGCTGAGCGCAGCTTCTTAGAGGTGCGGAGGATCTAATGTCTCACTTAGCTGTATCTGTAAATGATCAAGCGCCAAATCTTCAAGGTCAACTGTCACAACTTGAAGCACTCGATGTCATTGGTGAGGCTAATGGCGGTGAGGTGATCAGAGTTGATAGCTTAAATGAGATGTCAGCAATCAAGGCACCTCATCGATCAAGAGCTTATGTTGCTGGAGGTAATCCATCTGGAGCTTCAAGTGTGAATCTGTTTGTTCCAATCACGAGCTCAACATACCCGTATTTCTTAGAGATTGGGCCTCTTTTTATCAGCGGTATTGCAAGGCTTAGCTCGTCATCAGACTCAGGGCTCACATGGCTTTACAACTCTTATGGGGGAGGTAACACAAGATATGCAAACGGCCTTCAAATTACAGGCAGCGGTTTATATCGATTATCAGCTGATTGGTGCGTTGGGTCTCTGTCTGCAAGCGGAGCTTATGTTGATGTGCAGTGGCAAACGTCAACAGGCGAACAGCTTGGGCCTATTGTGAGAATTGGGCGATCTGATGAGAAAAGAAATAGCTGTGTTGGTTATGTTAATGTGACAACTAGCGCGGTTGTGGGTCTTTATGTTCACGCAATCAGTAACGCGAAATATAACCTTGATAACTTTAACGACATTTTGATTTATGCGGAGAAGGTCTGATGAAAACAATTCAAAAGTGTGATGATACAGTCTTAAAGGGTTGTTTGGTTGGTTGGTCTGACAATCAGACTTTAACTCAATATGTTGGCGCTAATTTAGCAGGTGTAGCAGGCGAGCCTTTTGAGATGGCAATCTCTGACAGCATTGAGCAGCCAGGCGTGATGACTCGCGTTGTTGAATTGACTGTTCATGGTGAAACAAAAGCCGTCATCTCTGGCAGCGTTCCGAGATCAGGTGGCCCTCTTTATGCTCAAGGTGCCACGCTTTCATCTACACCAAATGGTGAGCCTTTAGCTATAGCTATGCCTGCTGATATTAATGTTGTTAATGACTTCTCAGATGGTCAGTTGATCAACATCATCATCTTGTAAAGGAGCTCACCATGTGGGAAATGGCACGAGACATCATCACGATTCTTTTGGTTCCAGCTCTAGGGTGGGTCATGCTAGTCAGTCGAGCGATGGAGAAGGCGCAGCTTCAGATCGAGCAGCACAAGCTCGACATCTTGACGCTCAAGGCTGAGGTCAAGGAGACCTCCAAGCAGAGCCAACAGATTGAGATCACTGTGGGCAAGATAGAGGCCAAAATGGAAGCGATCAATAATCAGCTCGAGAAGATCGAGGAGCTCTTAAAAGAGATCCGCGCAAGTAAGGCTGGATGATGAGCGACCTAGTGCTAACCCCACAAGCTCAGCGCGCAACCTCGGTTGCGTTAGGTGTTTGGTCTATCATGCTCATGGTGCTCGTCAACTCGTGTCAGCCTGAGCCAGACTGCTCGTCATGTGAGGAGGCGCTCAAGCAGACTGAGCAGCTCTATCATCAGTGTGAGGCAGAGCTCTTGGAAGCCAAGCAGGATAGGTGTATTGAGGTGATCAAGGCAGAGCAGAAGAACTGCCGAGACACCATCAACACCTATAAGGCGATCCGTTGCCGAATCTGCGAGCTGACCAATGATGCACTACCTCCTAAGCCTGCGCCTTCTCCTCTCACCTCTGAGCAGCCCAATCGCGCTGACTGAGCCTCTCAAGCTCAGCACCGGGCTCGAGCTTGAGGCGCTTTATGTCGAGCCCTCTGATCAGTTCTGCTTATCGGTCGAGCACTTCGCGATGGTCAAGAGTGACCTCGACAACACAGCCAAGGCTTGGATGCGTAGGCTTGAGAGCCAACAGGCCATCTGTCGTGATCATCTCAACGAGGTGTTTAAGGCTCATCGCCAGGTGCATGAGGGTTATGTTGCTGAGCGCGACAAGCTCAAGCGGGAGCTCGTCATGGTCGAGGCTGAGCGCAAAGATCTAAAAAAAGAGGTGTGGTGGCTTCGCGTGGGTGGCTCTGTGGTGTTAGTGTTGGGAGCGGTGACGATCACCTCTTTGTTGATCGCTCGCTGACCTACACACACAAGGCGTGACCTCACGCCTCTTTTTTTCGGAGATGGTCTATGCAGAACCATATCTTAGGCGATGTCGCCTTTGCTGCTCAGTACGCTCGACCCATTGAAGGCGGGCGCGAGAACTGGACTAATGCGGTTAATCGTGTCGAGAATATGCATCTTGAGAAGTTTCCACAGGTGGCTCTTGAGACTATTAAAGCCTTCAATCTCGTACATGATAAGCGCGTGTTCCCAAGCCAACGCTCTACGCAGTTTGGTGGGCTCCCTATCAAGCGCAACAATATGCGCATCTATAACTGCACATACTCACCTTGTGATCGCCCGCGCTTCTTCAGCGAGGCGTTCTGGCTCTTGCTCAGTGGCTGTGGCACAGGCTTCTCAGTGCGCGCTGATGACGTGGCTCGCTTGGGGCGCTTGCTCACAAAGCAGGAGCGAGACAGGCGCTTGGTGCATGAGGTTTTAGTGACTGACTCCATCGAGGGATGGGCCAACGCTGCTCAGCTCCTCATCGATAGCTACATTCACCGAGGCTACTTTGCCGACTACCATGACGTGCGCTTTGACTTCAGCTTGATCAGACCCAAGGGCGCTGACATCTCAAGCGGGGGGAAGGCTCCAGGCGCAGGGCCTCTCAAGGTGGCGCTCGAGAAGATCAAGGCGCTCCTCGATGCTCGCATCAATGAGGGTCTGCCACGTCTGCGCTCTATCGACTGCTTTGACATCGTGATGTTCTTAAGCGAGGCGGTGCTCTCAGGTGGCGTGAGGCGCTCTGCATCTATCGCCATCTTCGATGAGGATGATGAGCTCATGATGAAGAGCAAGACAGGCGACTGGTGGAAGGATAACCCTCAGCGCGCTTACGCCAACATCTCAGCAGGTGTGATCTTAGGGCAGGAGCAGCGCAAGGTTGTTGATGAGGTGGTGGAGATGGCTAAGGCTTGGGGTGAGCCCGGGGTGGCGTTCTTTGCGAGCAAGCGTCACGGCACCAACCCATGCGCTGAGATTGGCCTGTTCCCTTATTGGGTGCAGATGCCTAATGGTCGCAACCCTGAGCAGGTCACCATTGATATGCTCGACAGGCGCGATGAGCTCGAGGGCAAGGGATGGCTCTTTCAGAGCGGGTGGAGCGTGTGCAACCTCACCGAGATCAATGGCGCGCTATGTAAAAGTAAAGAGGACTTCTTTGAGGCTTGTCGCGCAGCTGCTCACATCGGCACCCTGCAAGCGGGCTACACTCGTCAAGGTTATCTCACCCGCACCACGCAGCTCATCCTTCAACAAGAGGCGCTGATT